GAGTATGATAGAATTTTTTCTTCTTGGAAGAAAGAAAAGTCCTTTACTATTAAAAACTCCGGATATCATACATATTTTGGAATTTCTGCTTCTGCTCTTGCAAATGATGTGGAGTTTGAGGTTGCCGAAGATGCCACTAAGACTCAAATTAAATCTGCATTCATAAAGAGTTTGAAGAGTAAGAAAATGAACAAGAAAGTTCTTGGCGAATTTATAGAACTGGTTGCATAATTTATAAATAAGTCTAGGAAAGTATATTGGACTTATGAATACCGAACAAATTAAAGACATGCAACTGCTTTATAGTGCAGTTTATAATGAAGAACTCCGAGAGCAGTTTGAGGAATATAACAATACCATCTATGATGAGGATATTGTAGAAGTTGCCACCGAATACTTCTATTCATATGGACTCAATGAAGATGGTATTGGTATTCTGATTGAAAAGGTTGGTCTTGAGTCTTTTGTTGAATATGTTTATGAGTTGTCGGAAGATCTTCATATTCTTACTGAAGCAAGAACTGCGAAAAAAAGATCTGGTGGAAAATCTTATGATGAAGTGAAGGCAGAAATAGACGAAAGAGAGGCAAAGACAAGAGCAAAGAAGGAAGCAAAGAAAAAGGTTACTCAAGCAGCTTCTGAGAAAAAGGAAACAGAAAGAAAAGAACCAGAATCACGTGGCGTAGAAAGTCAGGCAAAAGCGGAGCAACCAAAATCAAAAAAACCTGTAAGGGATGCAATTGCTCGCACAGTTCTTGGTGCAGTTAAGTCCTATAAAGCGGGTATGAAGCGTCATAATGCTGCTACCTCAATTGCTAGAGACACTGCTGGACATGTTGCAGGAGAAACTGGGGGATTATTGCGTACACTTGGAAATACTGCTCGCAAAGGTGCTGGAAAAGCAATCGATCATTTAACAACTCATGGATTGAAAGTTGCTAAAGAGGAATTTAAGTTAGGGAAGAAAAAAACTCCGGAGGAACTGGCAAGATATGTGGCGGCTCTTAAAAAACTACAGGGTAATACTGAAGAACCTACAACTCAATCTCAATCACCCGGAGAACCAAGAAAAAAGAAAAAGTTAAAGTATGAGGTTAGGGAAGACATCTATGACACTATTCTCTCACACCTGATTGATGAGGGATATGCTGAGTCTGTAGAGCAGGCAGAAGTTATTATGGTGAATATGAGTGAAGATTGGAGAGAGAGTATTATGGAAATGCCGTATCAAATATATGGACCAGATCCAACTAAATCTAGTGATAGTCCAAAAATTCCTCTCGGAAAACCATATAAAAGTAGAAAGAGAGCAAAAACTAGAGCAGATAACTTGGATCTAGGTATTGGGGGATATCGCCATAGTGTTCACAAAACTCCAGATTGAAATTAAAGTTTAGAATTTTGGTCGTTGATGCCACTTTCCAAACTGTCACAAGGGGGCACTGACTGCCCCCTTTTTAATGCTATACTATGAGAGTTCAAGACAAAACCACCTAACTACATCATGCCCCGCAAAATTTCTGTGACTGACGATCAACTGTTTGCTGACCTAAAAGAACTCTTCGGTTCCGAATTCAGTTCTGGTGATATTCGTGGATATTGCGCTTCTCGCAGTATTAATTATCAGACTGTGACTCGTCGCCTAGAACCATTTAAGACTGATCGTGGTCGTTGGAATCTTGAAGTAACTCAAGAGAAGGTAGAGCAAATCGAACGCACCTATCAAGCACCTTCTGCCCTTCCTGTTGTGGAACAAAATCTTATTCCTGATAAAGATGATACCTTCGTCAAGTTTGGCAATTTTAACGACATTAAGAAAATTATTTCTTCCAATCTCTTCTATCCTACATTCATTACGGGTCTTTCGGGTAATGGCAAAACGTTTAGTGTGGAGCAAGCGTGTGCTCAACTTAAGCGCGAACTAATTCGTGTAAATATTACAATTGAAACTGATGAAGATGATCTTATTGGGGGTTTCCGCCTTATTAATGGCGAAACTGTTTGGCACAACGGTCCCGTTATCGAAGCACTCCAACGAGGTGCTATATTGCTCCTTGACGAGATCGACCTCGCAAGTAATAAAATTCTCTGTCTCCAATCCATCCTGGAAGGAAAGGGAGTTTTCCTTAAAAAGATTGGAGCATTTATTAAACCAACAAGTGGATTCAACATCATCGCAACCGCCAATACTAAGGGCAAAGGTTCGGACGATGGTAGGTTCATTGGAACTAACGTGCTCAACGAAGCCTTTCTAGAACGCTTTCCCGTAACCTTTGAGCAGTCTTATCCTGCCCCTGCTACAGAGCAGAAGATTCTGGAAGGTATTGCTTTGGATCTTGGTGTGGAAGACCGCGAGTTTTGCAAGCGATTGGTTGACTGGAGTGACGTGATCCGTAAAACCTTCTACGATGGTGGTATTGAAGAAATCATCTCCACCCGCCGTCTCGTTCACATCATTCGTGCTTATAGTATCTTTGCTGATAAGGCAAAGGCAATTCAAGTTTGTGTGAATCGCTTTGATGATGAAACAAAGCAAGCGTTCTTGGAACTGTATGATAAGGTTGATGCTGATTTCAAGATGCCTACTGTGGTATCAAATGAAGTTCTTCCAGATCTTGACGAACCTTGCCCTTTCTGATATAATATGGGGAGGTAATGTTCCTCCCTTTTTGTCCTTTATTTTGAAATTTTATGTCTGAAATTCCTGAAAAAAAAGAAAACTTTGAAACAAATTATAGTGATTATTTTCCAACCGGAAATAGCACAATGTTTGGATCCGAATCTAATGATACAATCGCATTTGTAGGATCTAATCTTCCTGGTGGAATGGGCGACGACCATATTCGTATTAATAATTATTGGGAGGATGATGGATTTAGTCTAACTGGAAATCCATATGCCTCTCCAGATGTTTTTAATTTTGGTGGACCTGCGGCCGCAGTAACATTTGGAAATAATCATAGTACAACTTTTACTTCCCAGTCATTTAATTTGAACAAAAAAACGCAAGATATCAATTTAACTACTTCAGAAAAGATAAATAATGATCATTTTTGGAAGTTTGGTGAAGGTGAAACTCTGAAGGCAGTGAATGATTATATTGTAAGTACATATAATGCACACTATGCATCTGAAAAGTCTAAGGTTCAGGTGCTTGATATGATTGATGCAATTGGTGATGGTGTTCCTTTCTGCCGCGATAATCTCATCAAGTATTCTTCCCGTTTTGGTAAGAAGGATGGGATGTCTAGACTTGACGCACTGAAGATTATCCATTATGGTATTCTTCTATACCACTTTGCTGGTTTTAATAATCAAACTAAGAACAACAATGAAACTTTCTGATAACTCTCTGACTATTCTCAAGAACTTTGCCGGAATTAACAATTCAATTCTGGTAAAGAAGGGAACTCGTCTTCGTACTATTTCTGTGGCAAAGAACATTCTTGCTGAAGCAGATATTATTGAAGAATTTCCTCGTGATTTTGCCGTTTATGATTTGAATCAATTTCTCAACGGTCTGAGTCTACATCAAGATCCTGAATTGGATTTTGGTAATGATTCTCATATCGTGATTCGGGAAGGTAAGCGTAGAGTTAAGTATTTCTATGCTGATCCGAATGTAATTATTTCTCCTCCCGAAAAGGAGATTCAACTACCTTCACAAGATGTTTGTTTTCAACTTGAGAGTGCTTCTTTAGAGAAATTGGTTAAGGCAGCTGCAGTTTATCAACTTCCTGACTTTTCTGCAGTTGGGGAAGCAGGTGTGATACGTCTTGTCGTTCGGGATAAGAAGAATGACACTTCCAATGAATACTCAATCGTGGTTGGTGAGACTGATAAGGAATTTGTCTTCAACTTTAAGGTTGAAAACATTAAGATTATTCCTGGCGCCTATGATGTGGTTGTGTCAGAAAAACTACTGTCACAGTTCAGCAACACCAAGTATAATTTGAAGTATTATATTGCTCTAGAACCTGATTCCACTTTTTCTTGATGCAATTTCCACAGTATTTGACTTCTGAAGGAAAGCAATTACTAGATCTGCTCGCAAAAGCACATTTCAATATTCGTGAAAATATTTCTTGGTGCTCTGATGGTTATTATGGTGCAATTATCAAAGAAGATAAAACATTCTTTGTATGCACTAAAAATATTCTTAATGGACCTGATCCCAGAAAAAATT